GTTTCTGCACTTCCCCCATGTAATTGAAATTAAGTCAGCGTTGGCGTTTGTGGTGAGCGGTGAGTTTATTAAGAAAGAGCATCACAGCTTCTACAAGACTAAGTACCTAGAGGCTATGAAGCCCGAGCTTGACCGTCTTGAAGCGGCGTTACACAATAAGGTCTGGAATCCAGTTTCAGGTCCACTGTGCGGTTTTTGCCCTGTGGATACATGTGTACATCAAAGGAAAAGAAAATGACAAAGCCCCGTGACTACAAACAAGAATATGCCACATATCAGGGTAAGCCTGAGCATATTAAAGAACGTGCTGAGCGCAACAAAGGTCGTAGAAAGCTAGTGAAAGAAGGCAAGCTAAGTAAGGGTGACGGTAAAGACGCAGCCCATGTAAAGGCTATCGACAAGGGTGGCTCGATCAAAGACGGTGTACGTGTCGAGGATTCAAACAGCAACCGGTCATTTAAACGAGACTCAAAACACAATTTAGTGTCTGAGGTTAGCGCAAGAGAACGCAAAAAGAAATGAAAGATTACAACTGGCCCGGACAGTTCACACCTTTTGCACATCAGAAAGTAACAGCAACGTTTTTAGCTGAGCGCCCTAAAGCATTTTGTTTTAATGAGCAGGGTACGGGCAAAACAGCATCAGTTATCTGGGCCGCTGATTACCTTATGAATATTGGCGTAGTGCGTAGAGTGTTGGTGGTCTGCCCCCTGTCAATCATGAAATCAGCATGGCAGAACGATTTGTTCAAGTTTGCGATGCACCGCACTTGCGACATAGCATATGGTGACAGGAAGAAACGCGCCAAGATTGTAAATGGTGGTGCAGAATTTGTGATCATTAATTTTGACGGGCTGGCTATCGTTAAAGACGAAGTGGCAAGCGGCGGGTTTGATTTGATTGTCATTGATGAAGCGTCAGCGTATAAGAACTCGACAACCGAACGGTGGAAGGTCATGCGTGACCTGAACAAAACAATACGGGGCCTGTGGATGCTTACTGGTACGCCAGCAGCACAATCACCAGTTGATGCGTTTGGTTTAGCAAAACTTGTTAACCCCAAGGGTGTTGCGCCGTTCTTTGGTCAGTTCAGGGATCAGGTTATGTACACGGTCGGTATGTTTCGTTGGATACCTAGACCTAATGCACAAGCTACGGTGCATAGCGTGCTGCAACCGGCGATACGGTTTGAAAAGGATCAATGCTTGGACTTGCCCGAAGTAACCCACGTTGAACGTGACGCACCGCTTACCGCACAGCAAATGAAGTTTTACCGCATGCTCAAAAACGACATGATCATGAAGGCAGCAGGAGAAGAGATTAGCTCAGCCAATGCAGCAACAAACCTGAACAAGCTGCTGCAAATATCCGGTGGTGCAGTTTACACAGATCACAAAGAAGTTGTTGAGTTTGATGTGTCTAACCGGCTACAGGTTGTACTTGAGGTGATTGAAGAGTCGTCGCATAAGGTGCTAGTGTTTGTGCCGTTCACGCACACAATTGAGTTGCTTAAAACGTACTTGACTAAAAACAATATTGCCTGTGAAGTAATTAACGGTGCAGTGCCAGTTAACCGCAGAAGTAGTATCGTTGATGACTTTCAAAATACAGATCAGGTCAAAGTGCTTATCATTCAGCCTCAGGCAGCATCACACGGTCTCACGCTTACCGCAGCTAACACTGTTATATGGTACTCGCCTGTAATGTCAGTCGAGACGTACCTGCAAGCCAATGCACGTATTAACAGGCCCGGTCAAAAGAATGCTATGACTATCGTACACGTAAAGGGTAGTGAAGTAGAAGAACGGTTGTACAGGATGCTGAACAACAACATTGACAACCACACAAAAATAATTGATCTTTATCGACAGGAGATCGAAGAAACTTCTTGACAAAGTAAAAAAGTTATTTATAATAACAATTCAACAGGAGTAATTCATGGAAAATGTAGCACCAAAAATATCAGCCGAAGAGCTGGCAAAGATTTACATTAAGATACGTGACGCAAAGGAAGCAACAGTTGAACGTCACAAGCAAGAGCTTGGTGATTTTAATGATCAGCTTGAAGCAATCTCAAATGAAATGCTTGAGATGTGCAAGTCGCTTGACGTATCTAGCATGCGTACAAACGAAGGGACAATCATTCGTAAAGTAACAACCAACTACAACACAAATGATTGGGGTTCAATGCACCAGTTTATTAAAGAGCATGATGCATTTGGACTATTGCAACAACGGCTGCACCAAGCAAACTTGAAGCAGTTTTTAGAAGAGCATCCTGACTTACTGCCCCCCGGCTTGTGGTCAGATAGCAAGTACACAATCGTAGTAAAAAGAAGCTAATTTTTCAGGAGAAGTGGCAATGAGCAATGTTTCAATTTTCAATCAAGAGTTACCCGACTTTCTGCGCGGCGCTGAGCTTAACGACTTAACCAAATCATTGGCTGGTGGTGGCGGTGCAAAACGCATTTCAATTCGTGGCGGCGTGTTTCGTAAGATTGTTGGCGGTGAAGAAGTTGGTAAGTTGTCTGGGCGTGAGATGAACGTCGTTATTGTTAATGCACGTAAAAATGTTTCCCGTATTTACTACGCCAGTAAGTACAACCCTGAAGAAATCGTAGCGCCTTCTTGCTTTTCAAACGATGGTGATGTACCTGACTCGTCTGCAGAAGAGAAGCAAGGCAAGACCTGCGCCGAGTGTCCACAGAATATCGCTGGGTCTGGTGAGGGTACTAGTCGTGCTTGTCGTTATCAGCGTCGTATTGCCGTGCTGCTTGAGGGTGATATGTCAGGAGATGTGTACCAGCTTACGCTGCCATCGAAGTCAGTATTTGGTAAGGGTGAAGGCAACATACATCCGTTTGAAAGCTACACAAAATACATTGCTGGTAACGGGCGTAACATTAATCAAATTGTTACCCAAGTAAGCATGGACTTAGACAGCGATACAGCTAAGTTGTTTTTCTCACCAGTGCGGCACATTAACCACGAAGAATGGGAAGTTGCTAAGACTGCTGGGGATTCAATCGAGGCTAAAAACGCAATCACATTGACCGTTGCACAAACTGACGGTGTCGTAAAGAAGCCATTAGTACTAGCAGGTAAGCCGCTAGATGAAGAGTTTGAAAAGCCCACGCCTAAAGCAAAAGCAAAAGTAGTTGAAGCCGAAGATGCTGAGATTGTTGAGCCTACTAAACGCGCAAGCAAGAAGCCGGAGGAAGCACCTGCGCCGAAGAAAAACTTGGCATCGGTTATCAGCGCATGGAGCGATGCGTAAAACATCATGAGCTACGGATACAGTTCAATGCTCATTGAACGGAACAAGAAGGCGAGTCGTCGTCATCTTGGCGTAGCTGTTGGTCGTTTGTGTATAGCCCAAAGTATTCCAGTGTCAGATGTTGCCGATACGTTAGGCGTCAGCAGAATGACAATCTACAACTGGTTTATGGGCTTGCACGAACCTCAAGCTGCTTACGTACCCGTTCTTACAGAGTACTTAAAAAAACTTAAATAATCATCGGGTATGGACTTGGGGGCTTGCCCCCTGCCTACTCGTCTCTGGAATAAACAGATGGATACGTTTGACCTTCTCGACGCTGTGCTTCCCCTTGACGGGTGGTTCGCAGTCGTTGGCATTAAGGGCAAATCCATAAAACAAGAGCTAGTTGAGACACGGGAAGAAGTAGATAAGTTTGCAGCTACATTTGTAAGTGAAGGGCGCAATGTGTTTTTTGGCTGCGCTAAGTACGCTACAGGTGAAAGCCGTAAGCAATCCAACGTATTAGGCATCAAATCGTTTTGGATGGACATTGACTGCGGCGAAGGCAAAGAGCTGGTTAACTCAGCTACCAACCGCCCATTTGGTTACATCGACCAAAGCACAGGCTTAGTTGAGCTGCAACGTTTTTGCGTATTGGTGGGTTTGCCCAAACCAATTATTGTTAACTCGGGACGCGGTCTACATGTGTACTGGGTACTAGAGCAGACGGTAACTCGCAAAGAGTGGGAACCAGTTGCCGCAAGACTAAACGAGCTTTGCATCTTGCATGATTTGTACGTTGACTCTAGTGTGTTTGAGGCTGCACGAGTATTACGGATACCCAGCACTTTTAATTTTAAGTCAGACCCCCCGCTTGATGTTGCAGTGATAACGACAGGTAAGCCAGTAGCGTTTGATACGTTCAGTGGGTTGCTAGGCGTGCGCCCACCGGCAGAAGCCACCATATTTAATACAGCACCACTTGTTAATGAGCCGGGACTTAACTTCCTGAC